CGCAGGGCAGGGCAGCAGCAACTTCGTCGTCTTTCCGGGCAATGAGAACCTGCTGCAAATCCTTGAGCGCAATGGAAAGGCGGTGCGCTGATGGCCGGTTCCGCCTTCGTCCCGTTGATCGGCCCGAGCTACCACCTGGCCGATCGGAAAGCCGCGGTTCAGTCGGCGGTCAATTGCTACCCGCAGCGGCTGTCGGGCGACGACTGGATGATGACCAACACCCCGGGCGAGGTGCAGATCGCCGCGATGGGCGCGGAGATTCGCGGCTCGCGGGATGTTGAGGGCCGGTGGTTCGTGGTGGCCGGCAACACGCTGTACGAGGTGACGGCGGCCGGCACGACGACCTCGCGGGGCACGTTGTCAACCTCGACCGGCTTTGTCGGCATGGCGCACAACACCAGCCAATTGGCCTTGGTGGACGGCCCGACGCTCTACGTTCTGACGCTGGGCACGAACGTCTTTACCACGGTGGTCAGCAGCGGCTGGCGCGGCTCTGCCGATGTCTGGGAACTCGACGGCTACATGATCTTTGTGGATCAGGGCACGCAGCAGTTCTACATCTCGGCCATTGATGACGCCACGAACCTGAACGCGCTGGACTTCTCAAGCGCCGACGCGGCGCCCGACAACATCATCACGCACCGGGTGAGCCATCGCCAGTTGTGGCTCTTCGGCTCCTACACGACTGAAATCTGGATCGACAGCGGCGCCCTGGCGTTTCCGTTCGCCCGCTATCCGTCCTATGTGCTGGATGTCGGCATCGTGGGCGAGCGGGCGGCCATCATTGCGGCCGACACGCTGTTCTGGGTCGGCCAGACCCGCGGCGGCCGGGGCATCGTCTACATGGCCGGCGGCAACCAGCCGCAGCGCGTGTCGACGATGGCCATCGAACAAGCCCTGTCGGCCAGTTCAGACCTGACGCAAGCCACGATGTGGGCCTACCAGGTGGAGGGCCACGAGTTCATTGCCATCAATGCGCCGGGCATGCCGACGACGTTGGTCTATGACGCGGCCCTGCAGCAGTGGCACGAGCGTGGGGAGTGGTCAGACGGCTGGCAGCCGCTGCGCTCGCGCCTGCTGACCGCCTACAAGGGCAATATCTACGGCGGCGACGTCTACGGCTCGCTGGTGCGCCTGGACTCGTCAGCCAACACGCTCAACGGCCGGCCGCTGGTGCGCGAGCGGACCTGGCCGCACATGCTCAAGCCCAGCATGGAGCCGATCAACTTCCGCTGCGTCGAGGTGTCGATGAAATCGGGCTACGGCGGAAACGTCACGCTTGAGATCAGCAACGACGGCGGCTACACGTTCGGGCCGCCGCTGATCCGGTCGCTCGGGGCTGTGGGGCGCTGGCTGCAGCGGGTGCGGTGGAACGGGCTTGGTAGCGCGCTGAATCGCGTGTTCCGGCTGCGCTGCAGTGATGCGGTGCCGTTCGGCATCTACGGCGCCGCGGTGGATGCGTCATGACCTCGCTGGCGTTGCCGCAGTCGCGTGTCGCCCTGGGCTTTGTCTCGGTCGGCGGTATCGACACGCCGGTGCTGATCAACTTTGAATGGATGCGCGCCCTGGCTGCCCTGGCAGATGCGGCGAGCGCAATTGAAGGGGCTGGCGTGACAACGACCTACAGCACGTTCTTCTCGCCGACGGTGCTTGGCACGGCGGCCTCGGTGCTGGTCACGGTGCCGACCTCTCCGACGACAACGCTGCTTCGCGGCGGGCGGATGCGCCTGACCAACACGACCGGCGGCGCGGTGACGGTGACGGTCTATGCCGTGCCCTATGTCGCGCCCTACGGCGGCGTGCCGGCCGATGGGAATGCGTTCCTCAAGGCCAAAAGCATCGCAGCAAACGACTACCTCGATGTCGACGTGCCGATCATGGGGCCTGGGGCAACACTGCAAGCCCTGGCAAGCGCTGGATCGTCAATCACGGCGCACATGCTGGCGGGGAGCTACTACTCGTGATCACGCTGAACCCCGTAGCGCGTGAGGCGGCCATCCGTGCCGGGTGGCAGGCCTATGCAGAGCGCGTTCCGGGCGCCGAAGGGGCTTACCTGCGGGCTTGCGAAGGATGGGATGTCGTGGCCGTGCAGGACGATGACGAGGTGGTCGGGGCGCTGTTTGCCAAGGATGGCGTGATTCACCTGGGCATCGTGCCGCAGTACCGCGGCCGGTGGGCCTCTCGGCGCGTCATCCGCGAAATGCTGAGCTATGGCACAAAAACCGACTTCGGGCCGACTGATGACGTGCGCTTTTTGGAGCGCGTGAGGGGGATTGCATGTCGTTCGTAGGAAACGTCCTCGGGAGCCTGATCTCCGGCGGGATGCAGGCTGATTCTTCGCGCTACGCGGTCAACACGCAGAACGATGCCACGCGGGCCGCGTTGGCTGAACAGCAGCGCCAGTTCGACCTGAGCCGGTCGGACCTTGCGCCGTACCGCCAGGCAGGCGTGGATGCGCTCGGGCAACTGCAGACGCAGATCAACGCGCCGACGACTGCCGCCGATGTCATGTCGGACCCGGGCTATCAGTTCGGCCTGGATCAAGGACAACTCGGGCTGGATCGCAAAGCGGCGGCGGCCGGCGGCCGGGTGTCTGGTGCGGCGCTGAAGGCGGCCAGCCAGTATGCCACCGACTACGCCACGACCGGCTACAACGCGGCATACCAGCGGCGCCAGGACCGCCTCAACCGCCTTGCCACGCTTGCGGGCGTCGGTCAGACGGCGACGGGCACAGGCGTTGCGGCGGGGGCTGGCACGGCCAATGCTGTAAGCGGACTGTTGACCAGCCAGGGCGATGCGGCGGCGGCCGGTCGGCTTGCGCAGGGCAACATCTGGGGCAACACCGCCAACCGGCTGGGCGCCGCGCTTGGCACATGGGCCAGCGCGCCCTCTGCGGGCGGCTATGGCAGCGTACCGGGCGGCTACGTCGCCCCTGATGGGTCGCAGTTCAACAACCCGTCAGCCTACACGCCTGGAGGCTGAGACATGGCATCCGCAAACATCTTCCAGAACTACCTGCAGCCCGTCCGGTCGGTCGAGGACTACCAGAACGACACGGCCAAGAATGCGCTGCTTCAGGCCCAGGTGCAGAACACGCAGGGGAACAATGCGCTGCTGGCGCTGACGCGGGCCAAGCAAGCGCAGGAGGCGCAGCAGGGCATCGACTCGATGAACGCCATCCAGCGAGCCTATGCGGCGGGCGGGACGCCTGAAGAGGTCATTGCGCGGCTGAAGGGCAATGCGCTGTCGGCGGATCGCGGCTTTGCGCTTGAGAAGGAGATGCTCGGCAACCGAAAGACGGTGGCCGACACGGGCAAGAGCGGCGCCGATGCTGCCCATGCGACCGCGCAGGCCAACCAAATCAGCGCGCAGACGGCCCGCGACGACTACACCGCGGCGGCCAAGGCCGTGCTGGTCAACCCGACGCAGGAAGCGGCGCGCAAGGTAGTGATCATGATGGCGGCCAAGTACGGCGGCGACCCGACTGCGGATTTGCAGCAAATCGCGGCCATGACCTCGCCTGACCAGATCAAGCAATGGGCCGCCGGCCATGCGCTGACGGCCGAACAGATGCTGCCGAAGACGGGCAACGCCAACCTCGGCGGCAACATAGGGTTCACCTCGACGGACCCGATCACGGGCAAAGTGACGATTACCGGCCAGGCGCCGATCACGCAGTCTGCCGACAACAAGGCCACCAACGCCTCGCACATCCAGGGCATCGGCATGCAGCAGGCGGGGGAGAACGCTCGCTCAGGCATGAACGCCGATGGCACGCTGAACACTGGCAACAATGCGAGCCTTGTGGACATGCTCGGGAACTACCAACTCGACCCGAAGCAGGCGCTCGCCCGCGCACCTCTCGGCCAGCGTGCGGCGCTGATCGCTCAGATTCAGGCCAAGTACCCAGGATGGGACGAGACGACCTACGACGCCAAGAAGGGCGCGGCCGGGAAGTTCACCTATGGCTCTCAGGGTGATGCACTGCGTTCTGTCTCAACGGCGAACGCTCACCTCGACCAACTTGGCGAACTGGCCGACGCGATGAAGAACGGGAACATTCCGGTCATCAACAAGGTGCAGAACTGGTTCTCAGTTCAGACAGGACAACCGGCGGTCACCAACTTCGACTCGATCAAGTCCATCGTGGGGCAAGAGGTGGTCAAGGCCATCGTCGCGGGCGGCGGCACGGGCGGCGAGCGCGACAAGGCAGAAGAGGCATTCAACAGCGCCAAGTCGCCTCAGCAGTTGGCCGGCGTCATCAGCCACTACCGTGCGGTGATGGGGGCACAGGCGCGCAACCTGCTGGAACAACGGCGCGCAGCCGGGTTGCCTGACAGCACGCTACCGCAGTACAGCGGCGCGGCGCCGGCGGCAAGCCAATCGGCCGCAGGATGGACTATCACCCCCGTGAGGAAGTAATGCCGACCTTTCGCATCACCGCTCCTGACGGAACAGCCTACGACGTGACGGGGCCGGACGGATCGACGCCAGAGCAAGCGCTGGCGCAGGTTCAATCCGCGCACGCGTTAAGCAAGGGATCATCGCCATCCATCGGCGGCCAAATCGCGCAGCAGGTGGGCAACGCCACGGCGGGCCTTGTGCGCGGCGCCGGGAGCATTGGGGCCACGATCCTGATGCCGGCCGACATCATCAACGATCTGATTGCAGGCAAGGGTCTGTCGCTCGATGGGAACCGCCAGCGGCGCGCAGACATGGACGCGGCGTTGTCATCGTTCGGTGCCGACGCCAACTCGCTGGCTTACAAGGGCGGCAAGCTGGGAGGCGAGATTGCCGGGACCGCAGGCGCTGGCGGCGCTGTTGCCAACGCGCTGACCAAGGTCGCGCCAGCCGTGACCACCGCGGCGCCCGGATTCGTCAACGCCATTCGTACGGCAGGCATGAGCACTGGCGCGGCGCCGGTCGGGATTGCCGCAAAGGCGGCCGACCTGGGCGTGCGGGCTGCGGGCGGTGCGGTGACGGGGGGTGCAGCGGCCGGCCTGGTGAACCCGGATGAAGCCAGCATGGGAGCTGCGGCCGGTGGAGCGTTCCCGGTGGCAACGAAGGCCGCTGGAGCACTCGGTGACGTAGCCGGAATGGCAGCCCGCAAGATGATCCCCGCGGCATCTCCAGAGGTCGCGGCGCTAGCTGATCGTGCGGCGCAGCTGGGCATCAACATCCCGGCCGACCGAATCGTCAACAGCAAGCCGCTCAATGCCCTGGCGGCCACGCTCAACTATGTGCCGTTCAGCGGAAGGGCCGGCACTGAAGCCGCGATGACAGATGGCCTCAATACGGCACTGTCCAAGACATTCGGGCAGAACTCCAGCAACGTCACCCAGGCCCTGCGCGCGGCATCGGCCGACCTTGGCTCGAAGTTCGATACGGTCTTGCAGGCCAACACCGTCAAGATGACGCCTGCATTCAAAACCGCGTTGGCTGATGCTGAGACGCAGGCAAACAGCGAACTTGGCCCCGAGGCGGCGTCGATCATTCGCAACCAGATTGCCCAGATCCAAACGAAGGGCGCCAGTGGGGAGATCGACGGGCAGGCCGCCTACAACATCAAGAAGGCGCTTGACCGGATCGGCGGCGGCAACTCAGACGCCGCGTTCTATGCCCGCGACTTGAAGAAGAAGCTGATGGATGCGCTGAACGATAGCCTCGGGCCGGCGCAGGCCGCCGACTTCGCCAAGGTGCGCCAGCAGTACGGGAACATGCTCGCGCTCGAAAACCTGGCGCA